GTTACAGTAACTGCGGCGGGTACAGCATTGCTTGACGATGCTACTGCATCAGATCAAAGAACCACACTAGGACTTGGTACGCTTGCTACACAATCAGGAACATTCTCCGGTACTAGCTCCGGTACTAATACTGGTGATCAAACTACGGTTTCTGGTAATGCTGGAACAGCTACAGCTCTTGCTACTGCTCGCGCAATATATGGTAATAACTTTGATGGTACCGCAGCACTCACGCAAATTATAGCGTCCACTTATGGCGGCACTGGCAACGGTTTTGCTAAATTTAGTGGACCATCATCATCCGAAAAAACATTCACACTTCCTAATGCCAGCGATACTGTTGCCTGTTTAGGTACGGTTGGAGCATATACGGCACAGCAAAACTTTACGGCTGGGACTCTTACCAGTAGTGGCGCATCTATTGCGTGGAATCTTGCAACTGCGCAATCTGCAAAGCACACCTTCACGGAAAATACAACGCTCGCTAACCCTACAAATATGGTTGATGGCGGTACGTACATCCTTAAATTTACCCAACATGCATCATCCCCTAAAACTTTAGCATTCGGCAATGCTTATAAAACGCCCGGTGGAGTGGCTTTCGTAATTTCAGCCACAAATAGCGCAATCGATATTTTAACTTTTGTAAGTGACGGTGCCAGTATGTACATGGTTGGTCAAAAGGCGTTTGCATAATGTTCACATTTCCAATGACTTGTTTTTCTGAATCATCTTCATGGGCGACGTGGACTGGGGCCAATAACGGCTCTCCAGAACACTTTCAAATTGGGACATTATCTTCAGCGAGTCTTATTGCATCATGTATGATTGCCACTGATACGGTTATTGTAGTATATCGATACAATAGCACGTATCTGGCAAAAGTAGGCACTATAAGCGGCACTGGTATAACGTATGGCGTCAGTTCTACTGTTTATAGCGCATCCAGCTCATCCGTGTCGATATGCGCCTTGGATTCAACAAGAGCCGTTGTTCATTACGGTGATGAAGATGGTCATATGGTGGCAAAAGTTTTAACGGTGAGTGGTACAACGATTACTGTAGGAGTCGGCGCATCAATAGAAGGTGCTCAAGTATGCGATAAAGCTAACGTTGTAAAAATTGATACTGATAAATGCGTAGCAACATACGCACAATCTGACGGAACTACGGGATCTTATGCTGTGGTTTTATCCGTAAGTGTCGCAACAATCACAGTTAATACGAAATATAAATTTAGCACCATTATTTCTTCAAAGATGTCTGCTTGTGCACTTGGTACTGGCTCTGTCTTCGTTGCGTTCGGTGCATCCAGTACTGATGGCTATGTGATTGTTCTATCTATCAGTACCACAACAATTACTTTTCCCACTGCCGAAATTGTTTTTATGGCTGGAAACCCATCACAGGTGGCTGTTGACAAGCTAGATTCAACTCATATTATTTTACAATTCGTAGACGCAAACGATACAAATAGAGGGAAGAATCTAGCGGCAAGTATTAGTGGAACCACTATCACGCTCGGTTCTGTTGTGACATTTAATGCAGTCACTTCTACTTCTATTAACGGGGGTCAGATACCGCAAGGTGTGGTAGCTATAGATGCTAGCACAGCGTTAATGACTTACGCTTCAAGCGGCACTGAATATGCAGTTATTTGTACAATAAGCGGCATCACGGTCACCAATTATACCGCTGTTACGCTCGATACAGATTCAGGATCATATCATGCTCCTTGTCTGTTGGATGCAGATAGGGTGTTCCTAGCATACCAAACCGCCGAAGGTGCAACTTCCGATGGTACAGGCATTGTTCTAAAAAAATAATCAATAAATTTCTTTTCAGCCTCCATTCGGGGGCTTTTTTTACGTCAAAATCACAGGACATACTATGGTAAATGATAGACTTGCCGGAAGCAGCGGAAGTGTTGCGGTGAAAACTCCATGCGTTGTAGCAACTATTGCCAACATAACCTTATCGGGTGTTCAAACAATAGATGGTACAGCCGTCGTTGCCGATGATCGTGTATTGGTCAAAGATCAAACAAGCGCCATTGATAATGGTATATGGGTTGTTGGTGCCAGCGCATGGAGCCGCGCTCATGATTTTGACGGTGCAAGGGATGTTGTTAAGGGAACGGCTATTTATGTGTTTGCCGGAGATACGCAATCTGCTGGCAATTGGCGGCTTACAACAGCTTCTCCAGTTATTGGCACGACATCACTTGCCTTTACGCAAGATACCGTCATTAGTGTAACCGGCGATGTAACGGGCGCTGCCTCATCCGTGAATAGTAACTTTGCTTTGTTTTCTGGCACAACAGGTAAGTTACTAAAGGATTCATCTATCAACAGCGCAAGCTTTGACGCAGCCGGAGTTGCTGCCGCAGCGATTATTACCCATGTAGCAGTAAGTGATCCACATACGCAATATATGGAGCGCGCCAATAATCTATCTGATGTTACCGTTGCAGCTACCGCTAGAACGAACTTAGGGCTTGGTACAGCAGCAGTTACAGCATCTAGTGCTTATGCTACTGCTGCACAAGGAACTAAAGCAGATACAGCATTACAAGCCGCCGATATAGGCAGTACCTTAGAACTTGATACTACGATGTTCACGGCGAACACGATAGATACAGACACGACGCTTGCAGCCAACAGCGATACACGTATTGCCACACAAAAAGCTATCAAAGCCTATGCCGATAGTATCTCAGTTGGGTTGTCACCACGCACTAATTGCCGCGTAGCATCTACAGCAGCCCTAACAGTAACTTATAATAACGGGGCTAGTGGCGTAGGAGCAACACTTACTAATGCTGATACTCAGGCTGCTATAGCAATAGATGGCGTCACTCTAGCATTGAATGATCGCGTACTGATTAAAGATCAAGTTACCACCTTTCAAAATGGTATATATACAGCAACCACTCTTGGTAACGGTGCTAGTAATTGGGTGCTTACCCGTGCTACAGACTTTGACGCTGCGAGTGCAAGCGAGGTAGCGGTGGGAGCATATACGACTGTTACCGCCGGTACGGTCAATACCAATAGAACATATCGGGAATCTGGGCTTGGTGCGTTTACGCTTGGTACTACTCCAATTATATTTGAGATATTCTTTGATAGCGCCACAATAACTGCTGGTACTGGTTTGCAGAAAATCGGTAATGAGCTATCCATTGATTCAACGGTTGCCACAAAAATAGCCACAACGAAAGGTGACTTGCTAGGGTTTAGCACCGTTCCCGCACGTCTAGCAGTTGGTAGTAAAGGGAAACTACTCACAGCAGATAGTTCTGGCACTACAGGCTTAAGCTGGCAGTACGGCACGTATCTGAATGTAAAGACAGTATTTGGTGCGGCTGGTGATGCTACTGGAACCAGCGGGGTAGGAACGGACGATACAGCAGCGATTCAAGCAGGACTTGACTATATAGCGGCGAATGGTGGAGTGTTATATTTCCCTACAGGAAAATATCGCATTACGTCAGCGTTATCGGAATTATTTACCTTTACTGCTCTTAGTTTAGGAGCTCCATCTATTAAAGGTGATGGATCACGTAACTCGCAAATATATTGGGATGGGTCCAGCTCTCCATCAACCTTTATGATGACATTGCGCCATACTGACAGTGATGTTGCTGGTTCTCACGCTCATAGTGTAGTAGAAGGTTTGGGGTTTTTACCAATGTCCGGTAAGGGAGGTTATGCCAGCGGATTAAAGCTTGCTAATTTGGCCTATATGTCTGTTAGGGATATATGGAGTATTGGGCTTTATTATGGATTGTGGCTTGACCAAGTTATCAGCTCTCACTTTGAATGTTTAAATCTACGGTTTAATAGTTATGGTTTATGGAGTGTTGGCTCAGCAGTGTCAGCAATAACTGGAAATAGTTTTGCTAATAATGCCTTAACCTTTACCTCCTGTATAATCGGTGTAAATAGCATTGGCGGACTTACTAGTCTCGACGGAAACATAACCTATCTTGGTGGAAGTGTTGAGGCTAACGGAACTTCTGGTAGTGCTGGTTCTGGTTATGGGGTAAAACTCAGCAGCACAGCACAAGATCACCCACAATCCTGCAATTTCTTTGGAACTTATTTAGAGTTAAATGGAACGTCTGGTGATCTTGGTGGGAATGCCGCAACAGCCGATGTATGGATTATTGACGGCAATACTGCGGATAATAACAGTTATGGTTTTTATGGGTGTTATTTCGGTAGAAGCGGCAGCAACCCGCTTGCTTACGCCCCGCACGGTATTTACATTAACAAAACAACCAATAACGCATGTAACTTAACTGTAATTGGATGCACCTTTACTGATTATAACGGCTATACAGCCGCTCCAACACATGAATATATTAAACTTGTTACTAGTGGAAGTGGTGATTCAAGTAAGTTTAATTTAAATGTTCAAGGTAATTATTACAATCAATCAACCGAGCAGCCTGATTTTATCTTAGGCACTACATATCGCCCCGGTACCATTGCATCATATGTTCATTTAAAAAGCTATTCAGCTTTAGTTTGTCGCAATACTGCACAATCAATAACAACAGGCACTGCAACTGCAATCAGTTTTGATACATCGGATTATAACGATACAAGTATATGGTCGGCCGGAAGTCCTACGCGCTTAACAGTACCGGCAGGAGCTATACGCATTCGTCTAGCTGGAGGAGTTAGATATGTTGCTGACAGCACGGCAAATGCCAACTGGCAATTGTTCATCCGTAAAGCTGGCTCCAGCTTTAACGGTATGCCATACAATCAGCTGCTTCATCCTGGCGGCACCTTTAATCACACCCTTAATGTTTCTTCAGGCATTTTAAGCGTCACAGGAGGTGATTGGTTTGAACTCTATACACAACAGAATACAGGCTCATCGGTTAATACCGATACGGCTCTTTCTGGCACAACTTGGTTTTCAATGGAAATAGTAGAATAGGATTATCATGCCACCGAGAGACGAACGCCGCTCAGATTATCTTGAATTATCAGAAATTAAAGTGCAGCTCGCCATTGCTGTTACGGAAATGAAGGGATTAACAAATTTATTTACTAACCATATTGATGACGATAAGAAAACCGCCGCAGAGGTAAGCGATATTAAGCTTAATATCGCCACGTTTAAGGGTAAAATTGTCATTATTTCATCGCTTTGCGGATGTGGCGTTACATGGATGGGTGTTTTAATCACCATCTATTTTAAATCACGGGGGATATTATGATTGCACCTAAAATAGTCAATCTTATCAAGCAAGATGAAGGTTGTCGTTTAAAAGTCTATAAATGCACCGCTGGTAAGCTAACTATCGGCTATGGGCATTTGATCGGTAAAGATGAAAGCTATACATCAATCACACAGGAAAAAGCAGAAGAGCTATTTCTAGCTGACTTGCAAAATGCCGTTAAGGACGCACTTAAGTTATTCCCCACTATGTATTTATTATCGGAAGCACGGCAGGGCGTTTTAATATCCATGTCGTTTCAGCTTGGCTTAAACAGATTGTCAAAGTTTAAGCGGTTTATTGCTGCGGTTGCAAAAGCGGATTGGCAAGCGGCAACCCATGAGATGTTTGATAGCCTATGGTTTGATCAAACCCCTAACCGTGTAACACGGCTTGCAAGCATATTACAAAGGGGGGAATGGTAATGTCACTACTTCCATTTTTAGATATTGGTATGAAGCTGATAGAAAGGCTTATACCGAATCCAGAGCAAAAGGCGCAAGCACAACTCGAATTAATGAAACTTGAACAAAACGGGGAGCTTGCTTTGCTCACCGCCGATACTCAGCTTGCTATGGGGCAGATTGAAACCAACAAGCTCGAGGCTGCAAGTGATGATAATTTCACCAGACGAGCAAGGCCATTTATAATGTGGGTTTGTGGGTTTGCGTTTGCTTATCATTTTATATTACAGCCATTATTGGCATTTGGTTTTGCGGCCTTTCATCATCCAGTACCATTGCCTGTATTTGATATGGACGCATTAAATACCGTTTTGATGGGATTGCTTGGGCTTGGTGGTATGCGTTCGTTTGATAAGGCTAAACGTCTTATGCGATAAAAAAGCCCCCCATTTTCTGGAGGGCTGATTTATTAGCGGCTACCATAATTGTTCGTAGTGCTGCTATCCGGGCTTGATCTTACATAACTATCAACATAAGTGCCGTTGCTTTTTGTGTAGCCACTAACGCGGACATCCGCCATTGCGGTCAGTGGTGCTGCAAGTGTTATTCCAAGCGCTACGATTGCTACTAATTTACGCATATTATTAATTCCTTAGATTGTTAAACGGGATTGCTTATTAGTCTATTTTCGCTTAACCGTCAAGAACTAATTTTATACTAAGTGTATATTTGAATCGTTGACTATATATTATAATGTGATATAATGATGATATAGATTTTTATTAATCGAGTTAAACGGCCTTTAATTTATCTATGCGGCTCCCTCCTCTTTGTGAAAACATACGGGGGAGTTTTCTCTAATCTTCATAAGAAGATACCATGATTCCGATTGTCGCTAAAAACAAAGAATCATTTAGTGCGATATGCAAGTTCTTTAGCATTTCAGAATCAGAAGCTACATTCATCGACAGCACTATTAGAGAACCAGAACCAGCAGAATGTTCCCCGCCAATATATGATATGAATCTAAAGCGTGATGGTAGCGATTGGATTGCTTATTAATACCCCGTGCTTCCATAACCACCATTACCTCTAACGGTAATATCTAAATCATCCACCTCTTGCCATATAATCTTTGGTACTGGCATAACGAGTAATTGCGCTACCCGCATATGTGGTTCGATTATAAACGCTTTGTCATTGAGATTGATCAATATAACCGAAATTTCCCCTGTATAATCACTATCTATCGTGCCGGGTGTATTATAAACACTAATGCCATGTTTAAGAGCCAGCCCTGAGCGTGGACGCACTTGCGCTTCATAACCGGCAGGAAGTCCAATTTTAACCCCTGTAGGAATGAGTATACGCCTGTTGCATGCTATTTCTATTGGTTCTTTGATATTGGCGCATAAATCAACACATGCGCTTCCATCAGTGCCGTATTTAGGTAATTGCGCGGCTTCATTGAGTAGTACTATTTTAACGGTTACTGTGGTCATTCATCTTCTCCTATACTGCTCATTTCTGCATAATCACCACCAAACCAGACAATGTTTTTAAGATCGTCATAATCGATATGGATATTGGTGATAGTCCAGCCAGTATCTGGGTCATTAATTCTGAATCTTGTTTCAGGTGGTAATGTTGATAGGTAGCCAATAACCTCAATTACCGTAGGATAATGTAGATTTTTAGTATCATATGGATTTGTTACTGTCATGGCTTTTTTCTTTATTTTGAGGTTTGAAAATTATATCAAAAACAGTGTTTAATTTAATCTCCACGAATTTATTAAAGCGCTTCAAAATATTTAGTATACTCTCTAACAAGTGAGCAATTGCTATCAGTAGTATATTGAGGACAATTATAGGCGCAAATGGCAAAAGCATTAAGTACCAAATGATGTATTTGAAAACTGTCATATCAATTCTCCATCAATGCTTTCCAGCTAACCGGAAATAGTTCGCCCATAATCTCACTAACACGATTGGCGTAATCACGGATTTCAGATTGTGCGTCTGGTGTTGTGCGAAGTTTTACCAATCTGGCATATGCTGCGAGTGATGCGGTTTCAATGAAAGTCGTGAACATGGATTGCGGTAGAATCATTCTAGCTTGCTCTGGCGCTATGCCTTTTTCTATGGCGTCTTTGTAATAACTCAATGAATTGGCATACATATCCTCTAAAAATATCCAATCTCCGTCTTTTGTAGTGGCGCATATATCATCTATTTCCTTCACCTCATCACTACTACCCTGCTTCTTATCCTTCGCAGCCATACGCCATTCCGTAGGTATCCAGAACTCAGGTTCAGTAGAGATATATCTCCTTGATTCGGAATTCCGTGTAAAGCCGATTTGAGATTTCATCCATTGGCGCTCAACGAATATCGGCATCTTGATACGTAACGTGATTGCGTTCTGACTAAATGGCGTCCAATGATGGTGCTTTGCTAAGTAGTTGATAAGCTTTGCGTCTTTTTCTTCAAGCGCACGTTCACCAGTAGGAATTGAATTATCATCTTCGTCAAAATCAAACACTTCCCAAGCCCAATTGCTAACTTTCGAAAATGAAACTCTTGCACTATTTACGGTAGTTAAATCCGTACCCATACTGTCAATAAGCGTTACATATTCAGGTTTAAACGTCATTTTTATTTCTCTCTCCTCAGTGAATCCATTTGTCTCATTGTCCATGCAAGCCCCAATATGTACACCACGCCGACAGGTTCTCCATGTAATATACGTCTGAGTGTTTCACTACATAATTCAGCAGTACGATTACCGCTTATTGCAGTACTAGCAAATGATTCTTGTAATAATGACGCACGGAATGGATTATCTGACAGTGTTGATTGTATCCATTCAAAAGCCGATTGTGCTGCTGGATGAAACTCATACTCTTTTAATGTGCCGTATGTGGTTGTCATGGTTTGTCTCCTACCTCTATTGTATGACCGCAATATTTACATACATCGCGAACATGAGTTCTTTTGGTTATCGTACCTTGAAAAGAGACAGTGCAGACTTCCTCATCGTGCCGTCCTTCATATTTATGACCATTAATTCCACAATCATGCTTCATGTTAAAAATCACTTATTCCCCACTAATTTATTTAGATAAAAAGCAGCTTTCTTATAATCCTCAAGGCCGTTTTTATGTTCTGCCCTAAGTACATATTTTAGTATATTACCCTTTAGGAATCCCTTAAACTCTTCTGGAGATAGCTTATCCTCTAGTATGTCAATGACCTCATATTGGCCTGTAGTATAGTGGTCTGGATGGTTTACCATATCCCTTGTATTGGAATTTCGCTGAAACTCTTCTAATTGATTTGCTGTAAAATTAATTGTCATCAATCCTCCCAGTTTACCCGCACTTCAACACGAGGTACGGTGCTATAAAAACGATGCGCCGATAAATCACATATTCTGTTATCATCCACATATACAATCTTATTACAGGCGTCAGCTACGGCCTTAAAGCAGTTGTCGATGTCACTCTTACATATTGGCCTCAACTCGCCATTAATCGCCTTAGTGTGTTTTATTTTGCTAAACGATGCTGGTATTGGCATGTAAATCATTAAGTCCATACTAACCACCGCATCTATCGGCTTCATCCCATTCATTGCTTCACGTGCGCTATACGCAACGGCGCGCTCATAATTCCTAGTCTTATCTGGTGTATATGTTCCAAATTTACTAAAACGCGGCCTACCTTTTGATACTGGATTACCTACAACGATAAATTCAATAGTTGGCATATGCATCCTCAATAATGGTTGTAACATACTGATTATACCAGAATTATTGGCTATTGGTAACGTTTAGTTTTGCTTTATCCTCCTCTGCTTTTAGTGCTTTGTATGCGGTATATATAACTGCTTCTGCTTCTGATTTTTCATATTCATGAAAATCAATAGTAGGATTTGAGCCCCTCCGCCAAAAACAAGCCGCCCAAGGGGTGTGACGTACATTTGAATAATAGGTTATATGCACATCCCAGCCACGCTCGATCATTGCCAGTTTGGCTTCGTTGATACCGTTAGGTGATAATAACCAATTGATATATTCGTCACGCCTCTTGGTTATGTTGTATCCACGAAACTTCAATAGAACGAAATCATTGGTCGATCCATAAACCTTTGTCGTGATGGTAGAAAACAACCTCTCCCCGATATAAACCGCCATTTCTTCTGTGGTCATTCTACGTCCTCATATTGGATTGCGGGAAATGGTTTATTGTTGCGCTGGATGATTCTGCTGGTTCCACAAAAAGGAGACAATCTATTTCCGTCCGTATCTAAACCAAAGAAATGAGCATCTATATACTGCTTAGTTTGCTCGCGCTTCCATATAAAGTATTCGTCATGCCAGACTAAATCACCCACAAGAGGATAAAGTAGTGGCAAGCTTTCAGGGGCTATGTAGAAGTTGCCATCTAAATGTATTGAGCTGAGTTCTGGTAATTCGTGGAAAAAGTCATCTGGGCTTATCCTGCCATAGTCATCATGGTCATATTCAAACCCGAAGTTTTTAGCCGCCAGTGCCGCCTCAAGTGGGCAAGAAATATATGCGCGGGGCTTATTCTGCATCGCTCTCTCCTTCGGGTTTTGGTGGTAGTAGGGCTGCATCTGCTATATCGCCAGGCCATCCATCACAGATTAAACATGAGGCAACACCACTAGAACCTACATCAATAGTTTCCCAATTATCCTCATCAGCATAAAACTCTAACGCTGTGCGATACCGCACATTCTCAGCCTTCAACGCCTCCCATTCCGCCAGCACAATGTCGCTGTGCTGGCAAATGGCTTCTTTCAACTTTGCGTTCTCGGCAATCATTTCCTCAAGCTCCGATGTTAGAATTTGTGTGTAATACCGTGTAGGTGGAATCCCGGATAATATGCTCATTTTGCCCCCATTATAAGTGCGTTTAAAGTATAGTAAACCACTCCAGCAAAGCCACTAACAAGCGCGCTTACGCCGTATGCAGCCAAAACAGCAGTGATAAAAGTCATTATGGATTTCATATGTGTTCCCTAGTATAAATATAATGGATATCGATCGACAATATCTGTGACATCCCTACCGATAGGCGATGTCTTATTATCTGTTGTTTTTATTGGTTTACGAGCAATCGCTGGCGAGGCTATATAAAGCCACAAGATAATCGCTAGCGTTAGTATTATTAGTATTGTTAGTATTAGCTTCATGACTCATCCTTTCTTGTTAGTGGTGACCGCGTATGGGGGTTAGCTTCAACCGGTCACCGTGACCCCATTAGAGCATGAGGCAAGCCGCTAATATTACCAGTTTACGTCCGGCAACGATACCCCGTAGGGATTTGGTTATTTATTATCAGACAACAATTCATCGAATGATCTTATATCTGGTGCGAAAAATTCATCTTTTACTTTCGTTTCGGATAATTCTTCAAAAACATCTTTATCTTTTTTACTTACATGGGTAACGGTAATTTCAGATGTTTGCATATCCTCATCCCAATCACCGTCATAAGTTTGATAATATGAAAAACTCAATATTCCATAAATTTCATAAGCACCATCGCCGCACTTGTTCAAGTCTTCGATCAAAACTTCCCAGTAGTTTTCCACCTGTTCGCAAGATGATAGGCCGCGACAACTACGAAGTGAACTGCCAATGTGCATGGATTCTTTATAGACAATCTCGACATCATCATTTTCTTTTACAGCCAGTAAACTAAATCCTACTTTCATCCTATTCCCCTAACACAAATCCGATTCTTTAATTATTTCTTCATCAATTAGCTGGCGCACAATCCACGCCTCATAAAACATTTTTATACCAAGCCTTAAATCTAAAAACGTGACCTTTTCGCTTGCTGGAATATACCCCAAATGTCTGAAATATATCAATCTTTCCTTTACAGATTTCATTTTAACCTCTTATAACTGTTGTTATTAACGCTTATATTGATTATAATAATATACATCTGACTTATAATCAAGTATAAAATATACATTTAACATAAAATATATCTATAATGACAAGTAAGCTAAAATTATTCCGTAAGGACATATTGGGATTAACGCAGGAAGAATTCGCCGTTAGGATTTGCGCTGTTCAGCATCAGATTTCAGATTGGGAGCGTGGCTATAGCACGCCTAATTTACTAAGCATCAAGAGAATAAATGCAGCATTTGCGGAAGATTTACAAAACGCTAGATTGAGTGTGTTTAATAAGTTTGATTTTGGTGTAATTGAGGAATTAGAGTTAAGCTAAAACTCGTAATCTACTATTTCCTCATATTTGCCATTTTGACGCACCTTTATGCGTAGAGGTTCCATTAACTCATATGTCTTATTAACGGCATCACTTATTTGAAAGCTGCCGATAAGTGCATATTTCTCTTCTAAGTTGCCATCATCAATGAGAAGTCGTTTTTCAAGCCATTTACGAGCCTTTTGACGGGCGAGTCCTTCATGGTTTATACATACCCATTCACGCAATACTTTTGCCCCAGATAGATAAGTTACACATAACGTATTAGGTTTAACCGTCGTAATGTCGCCACTCACAATGGTTTTACCCCTATGGTCTCTATAGGTGACTTCATCTACTTCGTACCATTCAGCCTCGCTTGACATAGCACGAGCGTTCGTTGCCCTTGTATCGTGCTTGTACATAGTATCTAATGGGAATATATGGCCACAATCAGCGCACTCTTTTGAGGATATGGCAACCATCAAGTCACATATCGGGCAGAATTTATGAGGAGCATCGTTATGATCTCTTTTCTTTTTTAAGGATGGTGCTTTTATCTGGTCAATAAATCCGAATCTCTCCAAGTTACCGGCGTAGTCTAAAATCTTACAATCGGTTTTTCCTGTTTCTGGTGACAGCCTCATTCCACGTCCGGCAATTTGCAACATTAATCCGGGTGATTTTGTACCACGAAGCATGACCAATAAATCAACGCGGGGAATATCCGTACCCGTCGTAAGCACTGCATTATTGGTAAGCGCCCTGTAGCGTTCTCCACGCTTAAACATAGCAAGTATTCCGTCACGCTCTAACGATGGTGTTTTACCTGTTATACAGGCGGTTTCTATCCCTCTTCCGATAAGGTTTTCACATACATGATGTGCGTGCTTAACCCCGCTACAAAAGAACAGCCAAGATTTTCTATCGGCTCCAATAATTTCAATCTCATCAAGTGCCTTATTGGTAAGCTCGTCATTATCAATGGCGGCTTCCATTTCAGAAAGATTGAACTCCCCCATTTGCGTAGAAACTTTTGATAAATCTGCTTGTGTCTTTGATTGCTTACTACTTAATGGACATAAGAATCCCATATCTACAAGCTGCCTTATGCCGATACTGTAAACAATTTCATGGAATATCGGATTATCGCCATTAGTAAGCAAGCCTCCCTTAGTACGCCATGGAGTAGCTGATAAGCCAATAACCCGTAATTTTGGATTTATTTCTTTGAGCTTGGCAAGTAACGTACGATACATACCGTCGTCCTTTTCTCCGAGTAAATGCACCTCGTCAATAATAACAACATGATAAAATCCTAAAGTATTGCCTTTATTATAGCATGATTGAATGCCAGCAATGGTAATAGCATCACCTATTTGTTTCTTTTTTAAACTTGCTGAGTACAGTCCTACTGGCGCTTCAGGCCATAAAGTAATGAGCTTCTGGAATCCTTGCTCTAGTAATTCCTTAACATGTGTTAATAATAATACACGTCTATTTGGGATAGAACATATTTCTTGCATCATCTTAGCTATGATAACGCTTTTACCCCCCCCGGTGGCTACATCTATTAAAGGATTACCAGCATGGTGTCTGACGTACTCATATGTGGCGTCGATAGCCTCGCGTTGATAATCCCTTAGATGTATGGTCATTATTCCTCAGCTTCCATTTGTTTCATAAAGTGTTCGTATTCAGATTCTTGTTTTCGTTTGCTACGTCTCTTTTCTTCTATCGTATCTTTATTAGCTGCTCTGTATGCCTTAACATAGGAGTAATGATCTCTTTTTTCTTCATATGAATCTTTACTCTCAATCATTATTTCAGGAATGTTTTTTAACATTTTTTCTTCTTTGATTTTTTCACTTAATGAGTATGCCGTTTTATATTGAATATTTAATACTTTACTTAATTGCAATGCATTGACATTATTTTTAATCATTTTTATAGAAAGTAAAATATTATAAAATGATAATTTACTTTTTGCGAAAACAGTATTTGTTGTCACTTTGAATTGTAATTTGCATAATTTACATTTAAATAATTTTCTAACAGAATATCGATAAATTATTAAACAGTCACAATATGGACAAACAGGATTTCCGTTAGTGTTTATCCATCGAATATTTTTAAATGTTTCGAATGCTTCATTTTCATTCATTTTTCCACCTACTGCTCACCCTTTTTATCATAATAAATTTTACCATCAACCGCATATCCGCACGCTTTTAAATAATCTTCAAACGCTTCTATAACCTCGTAGATATTGGCATCTTCATCAACTTCTACCGTTATGTATGACTTGCCAGTTGAATATTTGTATGTAAATTTATGTGTCACTCTACTCTTCCCCCTTCAAAGTTAATCCGTCCATCTTCGTAGACAACCGCCCCCGTATCTACATCCTTAATTTTACCACTGAGCATATCGGGCAAATATAAATGCTTCTCGCAGCCTGTTTCTTTATATTCGCCAATAGCACAACTCCAACCGCCAGATTTCTCCGGTGTGCTATGTAGACATGTTCGACAATTCATTTTAGGTATGGCTTTGCTGTGACATATATCGCTAAAATCACACATTTTACACTGGAACCATGACGGACTTGATGAGATTCTAGCGGGCGCTGAATCACTAAATATAATGCGTTCAGCTTTATCTATCAGGCGTAGTGCTTCTGCTTCGTTTGCTTCCGTCCGACAAGAAGCTGTAGCTCTGCCCCCAGCGCTCGAAACAGTCAAATAATGCCGATTGATACCGGCGAAATGCATATAAAGGATAGCTTGCGAATAATATGTAGTATCCCATTCTTTTAAGACTCCCTTTTCTCCATGTTTTTCTTTGAGCTTAACAAACTCATTAAATTTCTTATCATTGGTTTGTTTATGCTCCCATATATGTTTTGTGCGTGGACTTTGTAGCAATCCAATAATAACGCCGTCACTGTGACCGCTAAAATGGCCATTAAACCAATTATACTCGAATTGCTTGCCACTAGCAGGATCAACGGTGTCTAGTGTGATACCATCGACTGCCTTTAATCGCTCAGCTTGCACATCCTCGCCACTATGACCATCAATAAACTTCTTAATGGTATCGGCACTAAAGGTTTTATCTTTCACATTACGGAATTGATACCACTGCTCCCGACTGCAAGGCCTGCCGATAGAACTCATGCCAAGATAACCACGGCTAGGCTCTGCATTATAGGCCTCTGCTAATGCTATATCGGCTGCTTCTAGTGTGGGATCAACAGGGGAGGGGAGTAGGGTCATGATAATTTTTATTTAAGAAGTTCATTAATCATTAATAACATTTCTTCATTTTCTTTATCTAGGTCATTATTATCAATTCTGAAACTACTATTTCTGTTTTCTTTGCCATTGATTTCTATATTAATCTCCATGATATAATTGTGAGTTTTTATATCCATTGCGGTAATATCTATTTTTAAAATCTTGGCTTTATTTTCAATAAAGATTGAAACTTGCTTTTCAAATGCATTCATAGCTTCCTCATTTATTGGTGGCGGGAATATTTAAACCCCCGCCACTGTTAACATTAAAATGGGATTGAATCATCAAGTTCAGTAACTGGCGTTGTATACACACCACCCGCACCATTAGTAATGGTACTATGGGCAATACCGGGAGCTGCTTTAGGTGCTGTACCGGCTGGATGATACCAATTAATGAAGTTTTTTGTGCCTTTGACCGCTTCGCCCTGTTTGTTGGTGTAGTTGTTTGCCTTTGTAGCAACTTCGATAATAACAATCTTATTACGGATCATTTTGCTATCGCCAAAGTTACCATTGCCAATCGTTGAATCGCCAAGACGAGCTTTTTTTGCTTGACCAGCTTCTTGTTTCCACCCCTCTTGACTGGTGAGAGTAATAAAATCTTTCAAAACTATTCCTTTGTTTTCTCCTTCAACGATTTCCAACTCAAGATATAAATATTTTCCATTATCTTCATTGGTCTTAACATCTTCCACAATGATACACGCTTTATAATTTCCCGGTGCAATAGTTGTACTTCTAACTGGTGCACTTTCTAAATCTTTAACATCACCTGTAAATAGTGGTTCTAAGTATGCCATAATATTATCCTTATTCTATTGTTGCTGTTTTAAGTTCAGGTACTGGTAATTTTGTTTCTTCTTTTACTATCGGCACAACGACGGGTGCTGGCGATATTTCCTTAATGGCGGCATGCAGTGCTGATTGAAATGCAGCCCATTCTAACGGTAATTCTTCGGGCAACACCAAACGACCACCACCTGTAAATGCTGGGTTCTTTGAGGTATAAATAACGCGCCCTCCATCAATGCCACGGGTAACTTTTTTAGCTCCATTTTCTTCTGTTGAAGTATAAACCTTATTTTTAGCAAAGAGTATAAAATCAGCCCATTCAGTGCAGATACTCTCGGATTTTTCTGTCATTTTCAGCACACTTTTATCGAATGAACCATCTTGAGCATCGTTCTCACCCTTCTTTTTTGTATGGGCAATTAAAACGATGTGCATTTTTCTTTCTTGTCTGATTTGGTTTAAAAGATCAAAAACATCCTTCATATATTGAGCAACGAACGCAGTTCCACCGCCAAAAGACAATGTC